GCAAATAAAGGGGAAAGGTGGAGTTACTAAACGATGTCCAAACTCGAAATAATCATAAAAGACTTGACAAACCAAGGTTTTTATGGTAGCGTGTTAATAATATTCAAAGGCGGCAAACCCGTCAAACTGGAGAAGAAAGAAGACATACTACTAGCTTAAATAACCCGGTATCTGAATGACAGAGCCGTTCTTCGATGTTCAAAGCATGAACATTGGGGGGCGGCTTTTTTATTGGAGAAAAATGATAACAAGAACAGACATCGAAAGAGAGATTAACAGGATCGAAGGGGAAAAGATACCTCCGACCGGATACGACCCCGCCGAAAAGAAGTATTACTGGATTTGCAAGACCCCGAAAGGGCCGATAGTCATAGCCAAGTCCTTTAACCCCGATGTCCGGCTTATGAACATCATGAGGCGCATCAAGAACCTTGACGGCCCCGGCATAATCAAAACCTCCGGCAGGCAGATATGAAGAAACAGAAAAAGGTCAAGAATTATGAAATGTCGGAAGATGAAGAGCTTCTGACCTTCTGTCTGGAGAACATCAAGCAATGTTCCGACGACATGGCGACCTTTGACAGCGACCGCCAGGATGCACTGCGGTATTACCGCTCCGAACACGACATAGTCCCATTCGACAAGGGCCGGTCTCAAGCTACTACCACGGATTTAATGGATACCATCGAATGGATGATGCCTACCCTACTGCAAATTTTCACTTCCGATAATGAAATAGCTTCCTTGCGTCCTTATCGAATGGATGATACAGAGGGAGTAAAAGATATGGACGATCTGGTCAATTATCAATTACGAACCAGGAATGAGTGGTGGCTCGAACTGCACGATTGGTTCAAAGAGGCGCTGACGCTCAAGATTTCCCCCGTGAAGTATCAGCATATCAAGGAAAGAGTGGAAATCCCTAAAGAGTACGAGGCCCTCGATGAGATAGAAATGCAGGCCCTTTTGACAAAGGAGAACGTCGAGATAGTCGATACCAAGCAAAACGTCATACAGGAAGGGTATACCGACCCGGTTACAGGCGCGGAAGTCCCGCCGGTGGTGCAGTATGACGTAAAGGTGAGAATCATTTCCGAAGATGAAACAAACATCTTCGAGGCAATCCCATCCGAGAATATCGGATTCCCGCTTGATACCAAGAATATGAAGACCTGTAGGTTCTTCTACGAAAAGATATACCTCGACAAGTGGCAATTCGAGAAGGCATACGGCAAGAGCGCAATAGTAGACTGTGAGGCGACTACTCAGCACTTGGACGCTAATTCTTTTGGCGGGCATCCTGTAACGGTTGAAAGGTTCAAGGATTTAGGCGGTATTCAGAACTTCATGTGGGACCAGGAGAAAAAGCAGTTCATCGTTTACGAGTGCTTCTTCCCGAATCCCAAGAACGGCGACCCTTGGATAGTGTGCCTTTGCGGAAATAATATGCTCAAGAACGAGTATAACAAGTACGGCAAGCCTAATTACGAAGTCCTGACTCCTGTCAAAATGGCGCATAGAATGGCAGGCTTGTCTCTGTTCGACATCCTCAAGGACATAATGCAGATAAGGACCGCGCTGCTTCGTCAGATGCTGGACAACGTGTACTACGGCAACAATGCCCGCTACTTCGGCGACCCGACGCGCATGAACCTGAATGACTGGCTAAACAATAAGGCTCCTGGGTCACTTGTCCGCGTTACCGGCGACCCTTCAACAATCCTAATGCCTATCCCGACCGCCCCGCTTCCTCAGTGGACGTTTTCGCTAATGGAGATGATGCAGTCGGAGAAGGATTATCACTCAGGGGTTCCACGGTCCTTTCAGGGCGTGAACAGTAACCAGTTGAGCGATACATGGCGCGGGCAGGCATCACAGATTAATCAGGCCGCCATGCGCGTTCAGATGATAGCTAGTTTATTCGCATGGACGGGAGTTGTTCCCCTGATAAAGGACTTCATGGACTGCAATATCAAGTTCCTGTCCAAGAAGGCTGCAATAAGGGTGCTGGATTCATACCGGGAAATCGACCCGGATAATCTGGTGAACAGGGCCGACGTTATTGTTAATATCGGAATAGGCAACGCCACAAAAGAGCAGACGATCATGTACATGCAGCAGTTGCTTGCGATTTACGGCAATGCCTTCAAGATAGGCTCGCCCTCCGTAAATCATCAGAACTTCTTCTTCGTCATGAAGGAACTGGTCAAGGCTATGGGATACCGGAACACTCAGGACTTCGTAACCGACCCGAACTTGACCCAGAAGGTCCAGCAGTTCATGGCGTTGACCATGCAGCACTTGCAGACGATGGTACAGCAGAACCCTCAAATGCAGCAAGACCCCATGATTCAGCAGATATCGCAGGCCGGGCAACAGGTCATGCAGATAATCGGAAGCCCTCAACAGGCTGCCAAGAGCGAAATGGGCGACGGAGAACAGCCGCCGCAAGCGGCACAGCCAAGACAAGCACCAATGCCTATGGGAGGCGGTTACTTTGGATGATATAGATAGAAAAGCAAGGCTAGCTCAGGAAATCATCGACAATCCTGTATATCAGGAAACGCTTGAAAAAATAAGGAATGAAATCTTTACCATGTGGAAAAACTCGTCTATTGATGCTACTGAGACGCGGGAAGACTGTTTCCGCATCTTCAAAGTGTCGGAGAAGTTCGACGGATATTTACGGTCGTATGTAGCGACTGCAATATATGAGAAAGAAGTAAACAAACAGACCTAAGAACAGGAGGATTTATGTCAACAGAAGAAGGCGCGGTGGAAGTCGAAGAGACTACCCCATCGGCGCAAGACCTACTGAACGAAATGGACTCTAGGCAGAGTGTTGTAACGACACCCCCCGCCGACGAATCCGAAGTACAGGACGAGGAAGGGGAAACCGTTGAAGACGTTGAACAGACGGAAGAAACCCCGGAGCCTAAAATTAAGTCTTATTCGGATGAGGAGTTTAAAAACGACCTTGATGCCGATAAGGTAGACACCAAAAGGCTCACAGTAGTACAGAAAACGGCCTTGGACTTTGCCCGGCGCAATGCTGAAAAGCATAGCACAAAAGTATGGCAGGAAGCGGCTGAAATCAAACGGCAGGCCGAAGCGCGGATAGCTGAAACCCAAAGGGCGCAGTCTAACCCCGAGGAACAGGTTTATCTTCGTTACAGAGAGAACGCTCTCGCCGTGACGGAAGAGATAAACGCGGCCATAATTCAGCTTGAGGATGTAACCCCGTCTGACGACAGCTATCAACTCGCACGGAAGAACATAGCGAAGTTACAGGCCTTTAAGGACAAGTTCGCGCTCAGACGGCAGCAGGAAGGTGAAATGAGCCGGACGGCAAGCACCTCTATGCTGGTTCTTGAACAGGAAGCGAAGAAGGTGATAAAGGACTTCGATGAGAAGAAACCTAAACTTATCGAATTCGCCCAAAACGAGTTGGGGTACACGGCGCAGGAACTGAACATCTTTACGAATCCTGCGATGGGGGTTGCCGCTATCAAGTTCGTGCAGAACGTGAACAAGCTTTATGACCAAGCCAACGCCGGGAAGACAGCGGAAAAGAAGAGAGTAAAGACCGCTCCTGTTTTGAACAGGGGCAACACTGTAAAAAGCGAAACAAAAAGAACGGGCGGTTACTCAAGCATGGCCGACGACGACTTTGAATCAAGGTTAGCGGCGGTAAAGGCTGGAACGGCCCGTATATAGGAGGTTTTAAACAATGGCAACAGGACAGACCACAACTGCTCAGGTAGCCTCTGCAAGAAGCGAGTTTTTTGATAAAACGCTACTCGTCAGGGCGCTTCCGTACCTCACTCACGATGCCTTCGGACAGCGCAGGCCGCTTCCGACAGGCTCCAGTAAGAACATAAAGTTCAGGAAGTACAGTGCGCTTGATGTGGCAACGACCCCGCTTGCGGAAGGTGTAGCTCCCGATAAGTCACAGCTTGAAGTGACGGACATCACGGCCGAAGTATCATGGTTCGGCGCATACGTCGAAATCACCGACGAGGTGGACCTGACCAACGTAGAGAGCGTCATGAGCGAGGCCGCCGAAGTCCTCGGCGAACAGGCCGGACAGTCTCTTGACCAGATTTACAGGGACGTGCTCGTGGCCGGCACGACTGTAAGGTACGGCACGGCAGCGGCAAACAGGGCTGCGGTTGCGGCAGTCATAACGACTACGGACGTAGCCGTAACTCTCAGAACCTTGCAGGGCAACAACGCCAGGTATTTCACAAGCATAATCAAGGCCGGAACCGGCGTTGGCACAAACCCCATCAGGCCCGCTTTTTGGGGTATCTGTCACCCCGACATTTACTACACCCTCCAAGGCCTTACCTCTCCGAACTGGATAAACGTCGAAGAGTACGGTTCGACCGGAAACATAATGGAAGGTGAGGTGGGCGCTCTCAGGAATATCCGGTTCGTCATGTCCACCTTTGCCAAGGTGTTCGAGGATTCCGGGAGCGGTACGACCACGAACATGAAGACCACCAGCGGGTCTAACTGCGACGTATACGCAACGCTCGTATTCGGCAAGAATGCCTATGGCATCACCGAACTGCGCGGCAACGGGCTCAAGAACATCAGAAAGGGCTTCGGCACTGCCGGCACTTCCGACCCGCTCGACCAGGTGGCAACGTCCGGCTGGAAGGCTATAACGACCTGCAAAATCCTGAACGACGCGTTCATGGCGAGGATAGAGACGACTGCTTCCTCGTAGCAGGCAGTAAGTAAACCATGAGGGGGAGCAATCCCCCTCTAACCTAAAACGGAGGTTTTAAAATGAGGAAATACTTTCTTTTAGCAGTTATGGCGGTTCTCCTCGTTGCAGCGGGAATCGGGTATGCGGTAGACGTCAAGACAGGGTACACCCTCGGCACGGCGGCGCCTTTGAACGTGAGCGTAGGGTTCACGCCCTCTTACGTGAAGGCGTGTAGTCTGTCTTCGTCTTTCTGCATAGAGTGGTGGAGCGATATGCAGGTAAGCACAGACAACGCTTCAACTTCCAGGGGTATTAAGTATTTGGACAACTCTTCCTTTGCCAACTATCGCAGCGGCGTTGACAATACAACGTCTACGGTCAACACAGGCACGGTAACGGCCACATTCCACAAGTATACCGGCAGTTCCAGCGCGGCCAAGGGGTTCACGATTGACAACAACACGAAGGTCAATGTTCTGGGTGAACGCATTTACTGGATGGCCGTAAGGTAGTAAGACTGTACGAGGGGGGATTCGTCCCCCCCTCTCATAGTTCCAAAGGGGGTGAATATGAATAGAATCATTTTGCTGTGTCTCAGCATTATTTCCGTCATTCTCATAGCGTCTTACTCTTTCGGCATGTTCGAGGTTGTCACCCTCATGAACTCCGACAATGTATCCAAGGGGACCGCCGGGACCATATATTCATTGCCCGGCAATTACAATAACCTTACCTGTGATGTCATAGCATACGGTGACAATATCACGGTCCTGAGTGTTGCTATACAAGGCTCGCTCGGTAAGTGGTGGGATAACTCAAGCGTGGCCTTCGATAACGCATCTATCGGGCGCTGTGACTTCACTTCGGCTCAAATCACACAGAAGACATGTTCAATATACATCGTTGATAAGCCCGTCAACCTTGTCCGCGTGTTTATAGACAACCTGACTCAGAATCTTGATAATGGGACGGCGACGGCAAGGGCGAATAATGTAAGGGTGTATTGTGGCGGTCTATAGAACAAAAAGGAGCCTTGCTCCTATAGAACAAAGGAGGTTTTATGCCAAGAGTAATAGTTTACAACAACCTGGACCCCAAGGAGAAACAGTTCTTCGTCCAAGTCATGGGAAAACGAGGGAACGGTTATTATCCTTGTGGTGTGGAGTTGGAACTACCGGAAGAACAGATTCAGACGCTTGAAGCAGCGATCATCGACACGACCATAAGGAACCCGACGACGAACAAGGCTGAACCCTACAAGAAGGCCCGGTTCAACGTGGTACGCATCAACAGGGCCGATGGGTCCACGTCGGAAGTAAGGAAGGCCGGAAGGCCGCGCAAGGAGGTCACTGAAGAGTAATGACATACGGGGAACTGAAAACAAAGGTCCTTGACTATCTACATCGTACCGAAATAACAGGGGTATCCGGTGGCGTTGATATGACGGCTGATATTATCAACATCGCCAAGTCTAACCTGGAAAGAGGCACGATTTACATAGGCAACGATGCTTTGCCCCGCATGACTCCAAAATGGCCACACATGCTTTCAAAGTCCACTGGGGTATTGACCGCCTCAGTGGACTACATCGCCCTTCCTACGCGCTTTCAGGAAGTCAAGAGGATGTCCCTGTCGAAAGGGAACGGTACAGAGAAGACGCTTACCAGTTTGACGCAGGCCGCTGGCATCGCCACGGCAACTTACACGAATCACGGGTATTCCGTAGGGGACCGGGTAATAATCTCTGGGGCGAATCAGAGCGGATATCTTGGGGTGCGCTCGGTATTGACGGCGGCGGCAAACACATTTACCTTTGCCGTCGATTCCTCAACGGTGAGCCCGGCGACCGGAACTATAATCGCGGAGAAGGAAGCCAAGCAGATACCCTTGACCGGCGGGATAGAATGGGACAATCTTATAGTTTTGTTCCCTTATGGCCCTTATTCCAAGGGGACCCCTCAGAAGTATGCCTACGTTCAGGAAGATAGTCTTTTTCGGGTCCGGCCTTTCCCTGACGACGTATTCGCTTATGAACTTGTCTCATACATCTATACAGCGGACTTTTCCGCTGACAGTGACAGCAATTTCTGGACTACTACAGGATGGGACGTGCTTCTGTTCGCTTCCCTTGTCCATGCGTCCACAGTTCTGAGGGCCGACCCGGCACAATGGCAGGCTATGCTAAACAAGTCTTTCAGTTCGCTTGCCGACAGGATAATCGATGAAAATTACAGCGGGCACTTGAATATGTCCGCTGATGTGGTGATGTAATGCCCGAACTCCCTAAATTCAATATCTCCGGCGGATGGAAGCCCGACTACCTTCCGTATAAGATGCCGGAGGGTGGGTGTCAGATTGTCAAAAATCTCATACCCTTCACCGATCATTACGTTAAAATGCCGACCGGCGTTGAAATGACGAGCAACGGCGTAAGCGGGACTGTGCTTAATAGCTACATCGTGCGGCGCGGGTCAGTCCTGTATACGTACATAGGCACGACTACAGGGCTTTACAGGCTTGAATCAGACCATACCGTTACTAACCTGTCTCGCCCGACAGCATACAGCACGGCAAGTGGTGAGACCTGGAGTTATGCCCTCTTTGGCGACTGGCTGATAGCGACCAATTACAGCGATGAAATGCAAGTCCTGAAAGCGGCGACCAAGACGCAGGCCGCAGTAACGAGCATTACAAGCGTTGGAACTACTGCGACGGTTACGACCACGGCCGCGCATGGACTGTCAAATAACGACAATGTGCTTATCTCCGGGGCGACTGAGACGGAATACAATGGGCGGTATACCATAACTTCGACCGGGGCGAATACCTTTACTTATACCTTTGCAGGGTCCGCGACGAGCCCGGCAACGGGGACCATCTTATGGGAACGGGCGTTTCAGAACCTTGCCGGAACCCCGCCGAAAGCTCGCTATATCACCAATGTAAAGGGCTGCATCATAGCCGGGTATCTTTATGAATCCTCAACCACATACCCGCGCCGTGTCAGGTGGTCCGCACTGGAGAACCCCGAAAGCTGGACGGCTTCGGCAACTACTATGTCGGGCTTTCAGACCATTGCCGACATGGATGGAACTATAAAGGGGCTCGGGCGCATAGGTACGGATTCGGCGGCGATATTCTCGGAAGATGCCATAACCACCATGTTTTTCATTGGTTCGCCTTATATCTTCCGCTTTCAGAATAATGTCGTTAAGGGTTACGGCCTTATTTCAAGCGGGGCCTTGACGGAGGTCAATAACGGAATCATTTACTGGTCGAGCGACGATATTTACATCTTCGACGGGAACAACTCGGTATCTCTTGGGGACGGTATCAGGAAAAGCCAACTTGAGAATATCGACCTTGAAAACAGTCATAAGATATGGAACGCTCATGACCCTATAAACACGATGATTTACACCACGGTTCCGAGCCTTGCACAGACCGACGACGCGCCGGATAGGGTAGTTTGCCACAATTACGGAAAGGGCAAATTCACCTATATCGAAGGGTCATATCCTGCAATATGCTTTTTAAGCCCGATTCTGACTATGGACGACCTGACTTTCCTCGGATATGCCGACGACATCATCGAACTGATTGACAGTCGGATATTTACCCGGTTAGGAACCTGTCTCGGGTACGTGGACAAGACAAGCGGAAAGGTCGGAATATTTCTCGGCATGCCTAAGACCGGACTTATTCATTCCGCCGAGATGTACACCGGCAATAGGCTGATGATTTCAGGGGTAAAGCCCTTGTGCAACAGGGCCGCGTCAGGGGCCGTAAGCTGTCGGATAGGGCACAGGGAGAACGTATCGGATGAAGTTTCCTATACAGCGGTATCGACTGCGAATAGGGACGGGTATTGCGATGTCCTGGCGGCGGGCAAGCTGTTGAGCGTCGAGGTCTCGCTCGGAAGACATTACGGGATAGCTGATATTGAGGTTCAGCTTGCCGAACTGGGGGCGTTCTAATGGGTAGGATACCGCCATATCTCAGGGAAATAGGGCCTTTAAGCCCAAGAGATACGGTTCTGTCTATCAACACAATGCTGAACTACCAGCAATATATTTCTCCGCTCGGCGACCAGTACGGATTAGTTTCGCCGCCGACGGGGTTTCTTCTCCCTGGCCTGTTGGCATATGCTGACGGGTCTACTTGGAATCCCTCAGCAGGAATGCAGGGGTTTGTGATGTGGGACGGCTCGGCATGGGTCGCCCCGGTGAATAAATTCGGAGATTATAGCGGCGGGGGGG